ATAATTTGCATGAGGGCTTGTTTAGCTTGATTTTTTTCTTCCTCAGAAAGGCTATCAATTGATGCTTGCAATTCTTGTGGTAAAACTGAGCCTGCCGGAGTCCCTTGAGGCATAGATTGAGGTTCCATTACTGGAGCTACCTCCATTCCCATTAATTCATCTTCCATATCTCTTCCTAAGTTGGCTGCGACAGATCTACTCTTTGGGGGTTTTGTTAGATCAAGTGGTTTACAAGATCTGCCACAACCGTAACTAACTAAACCTTTCTAGCCGATTGTAACACCAGAAAAGTAGAAATGTAAAAAAAAAGGTTTTTGTTTGTGTGAGTTCTTGTGCTTGTGTTGCTCTCTACGCGCAGCGCAAATTTTTGTCCCCCCCCGCATCTCCCAGCCCGATACCGAATCCGATTCTCTGGAATAAAAGAGTCCCATAAAAAAAGGGCAACCTAAGTTGCCCTTTTCCTGTCATACAAAGACTCAACAATCAGGATTGTCGAGTTCAGGTACGAGACGCATTCCGATTTGGTCTGCGGTAGTTGGTGCCATTAAATCACGCATTTCTGCGTTGATACCACCATTGGCGATTATGTGAACGCCATTGATGATAAGGCTTTGGCAGTTTGTTTCTATCGCTTTGCCTACGATTGTAGTTCCATCTTCGGAATACAAGTTTATTTCTATTTTCATTTTGACCTCCTGTTGGTCTTTGTTTAACATTTGTATATTATCGGTTATTGGATACAACCTGTCAACACTTTTTTTTATTTTTTTTTACTATCTTTTTATCTTCAGTTGAACAGCTGGTAGACCTTGACAGCTCACTTCGAAGCTGCCTCTGGCCTGGAAACTGTGCTTGTGATTGTGTAAGAGCGGCCTGCTGGTAGAAACCCCGAACCCGAACCCGAACTTAGTCCCGATCCCGATCCGGTCTTTCTAACAGGAATACCAGCAGACCTATAATCAAAGCCATTATAAACATTTATACATATCTTCCCAGTAATCATCTATATATTCGTAATCATAGATTGGAAAGCTGCAACGGTCGGATCCCCAGAAGCCCTGGATCTCTCCCTCAAATGTGTCCAGCCATACGGTAGGACCGCCTCCGGCTAACATTAGCTTAGCCCCGAGATACTCCCCCGAACCATCAATAATGTAACGGACGCTGTAGGCTTCGTAATGACCAAATTCTTCAGCTCCATCTACTGGCGAAAAGCGCATATCTCCTGCTGAAGCATCCTCAGCATACCGCCTGCACATGTCGCGCAGCTGGCGCTCAGTTGTGTTTAGATCTTCACTCATAGCACAGCCCCCCATTGATCAGCCATCGCTTTCGCCAACCCGACATGAAACTTAGATCTAACCTTCCAACGATCCGGTCCCGGACTTGCATGATGTATGTCGTGTCTAGCCGTTTCTTTTGTAAGGCTTCCAGTCTTGACCAGTTTCGGTAAGTTCTTCAACCAAAGACAAGTACGCTTAGTCACATTATCATCAGCGTCAATAGACTCGGCAAACTCATACGGTTGCACGCTCTGCGTGAACGGCTCGAAGTTCTCAATCCTAGACTTTGCATACTTATGCATGATTGGGTTCTCAATTGCGATCCTAGGAACGTCAGCATTCCAAAGATCTGAAAACAAAGCTGTACCCTCGTCCAGCTCCTGCCACATCTCTTCAACAGTTTTACCCTCAGGAGGATTATGCAGCCAACGCACGCCGCTGTTACATAACCTAGTGCAGGGTGGATGGGCTACCATCAACAGGTCCCAAGCTTCCATTCTAAGAACATTACGCACATCATCCTGTATGTGTCGGTTAGTCTGATCATCAGCCGGCAATATATCGCAGGACCAAGTATCGTGACCTTTATCTAGAAAGGCGTTCCTAACGGTTCCGCTAGTTTCGCATCCAATTAATACTTTCATCTTCTCTCCTATTAAGTTAATGAACCATCATAATAATCATTTAGATACATTTTGTCAACAACTATTTTTAACTGGATCAGGAGAGCCTCTGGCAGCGGGATCTGGAACTTGTGTTTACCTTGTGTTTTCTTCCTGCCTCGCAGAGCTGAAAACTCGCTTCCCGGATCCCGATTTAGATCCCCGACAGATCTGACAAAAAAAAGCCAGGTATCTACCTGGCCCTTTTTCCAAAACAAACCTATCATTCTGCCAAGATATCTCCTGGTATCTGGTTTAAAAGTGTGTTCAGTCTTTCCAAAGCAACTTCTAGTAAATCATCTCTCCCAGTCTGCTGAGCTAACCCGATTAGCCCGAGCTGAGTATTAATAGCTTGTCTCAAACTTACAGGTTCACTCATCTTCAGCTCCTGCACATTTTGGACATTCAACTTCAGCTTCGGACACGAACAAGTTATCAAAGATAAACTTCTTCGGTTCTGACATTTCTTGTGGTCTTTCTATTTCAGCTCCACACTCTGCACACATATATCTCATCTGCGTCTCCTTAGTTAAAAAACCCATTATATACTAAATGTATCTAACCAATCAAATCTTTTTTGACGGACCTGCGGGAGCTGCCTCCAGGCAGATGTGATCCTTGTGTTCTATTTGTGTGTTCTTCCACCCCGTAGGGAACGAAATCCCGAGTCCCGAACTCCCGACATAAAAAAGCCCGAACTAAGTCGGGCTTTCATGCGGAGAACTATCACTTCATAGGCTAACCTCCTGTTCTAAAATTTTCATCATGTCCTCAACAGTTTCAGCACCAACCTGAGCAATTAGAATTGCATTAGTCAAATCAGCTTGACAAGACCACATACTTTCTAACTCTAATCGGAAATCTCTATTTTCATTCCGATAGTTGTAAGTGTTGGTGAGTTTCCAATACTCCGAAGGATTAGCTTTATTAAAAGCAATCATCTTTTTTTCGATAGCATCTTCTAACTTTCGAGCCTCAGCACTTAACTTATTCTGCTCTGCTTTGAGCTTTACAAGTTCTTTAAATGTAGAAGTCTTTTTGAACTCCTCATTCTTTTCGACCATCTGGGCTTCCATTCTTTTATAGAACTTCGAAGCGATTGCTTCTCTTTCCTGTTTATTGGTTTTCATTTATCTACCCTCCTTTTATTAGTTGATTAAATGAGTCTCTATTAAACCACAATAGATACAAATTGTATAGAACTTTTTTTAATTAATTTATCTGCTTCAGACCTGCAAGCTCTTGACAAACCCAGAGTCCTGCTGGTGTGGTTGGTGTGTTATCATGTGTTTATGGTTCTTCAAACCCAAATCCCGAAGCCCAAATACCCCCGAAACCCGACAGCCCGACACTTTTATCCAGCATGCTCCCAGACCTGGATAACTTCGCCTGGATCCCTGCTTTAGCTCTGGTTGTGTTTATTGTGTTTCTTAATACCGACACACTAGCCCCGATAACTTAGTAATCCCGAATCCCGAATCCCGAAATGTCCTGCTTTTTTATTGGGAGAGAGGGAGAGAGAGGGACCTGATGCGATTAACCCACGAATTTCCCTCATGTGCGTAATTATTACTGTAAAAATAAGTCACATTTTGTACTTGCATATTATAGATACATTTAGTAATATAAGAGGGTGGTACTTTCAAAGGCTGAGTCGCACTCGCATAAGGGGGAGCTAAGTTAGTCAGTTAAAACAGATGCATGCCGAGACTGATAAGCCACATTTTTATTAACCCACATACTAAAAAAGGAGAGTAAATATGGGAACGAGAAGTAATATTGCTTATCAAAAAGAGAACGGAGAAGTTGTCGCTATGTATTGTCATTATAACGGCTATCCTGAATATAACGGCGTGATGCTTAACACACATTACGCAACCGAAGATAAGGCAAGAGCCTTAGTAGATAACGGCTATCAATCAGCCTTAAAAGAAACCATAACAGAGAGCAACCTGGACAGAGTGCATCAAGATGCGCCTGTCACCTATCGCTCTATGTATGCGTTTTTAGTGTGTCTGAACTTCGATATTGAATGGATTTATCTGTTCAAGAATGGCCGTTGGTATTTAGCTGAAACTGAGCTTATCAGTATTCCAAACGGAATGCGTGGCTACGATTTGAAACAGTTGAATGATACTGATTTCTTACCTTTAACTAATTACCTTTACGAGCGCAATATAGCAAAACAAGGCTAAGGCAAATAATGATGCTCGAGATAGTTTATGAATTTATAAAATTCACGATTATCTCGGGCATTTTATTTTTGATATTAATAGAAATAAATAATAGGAAATAGAATGAAAGAACAAAAATTAAAGTATTATGTCTTTAGTAATACCGTAACAATTACTGAGGAGACAGTAGTGAAAGCTGAAACTTATGAGAAGGCAGAAGATATATTTTTATCAGGTGGGGGCGATACAGACGAAGTAGACTCTACTGGGGGAGATTGGGAGTGTATTGAAAATCCTGATGAAATGGAGAACGAAGATGACACAATTTAGGGACAAAGTAAGAAAACAAAAAATGCTTCTCCAGGCTGAGAAGTGGGGCAATACCGTTCAAACTTATCAATATCACAATCTACCATCTATGTGGTACGACACAAGGCCCGAGGATACCGAAAATGGAAACTATGTATCCGATTTTATATTCAATAACGGATTAATCAAAAGAACCCTAGAAAATGGATCTATCGTATGGATAGGCAATAAAATATCAGGCGAAAAATTGATTAATATTTATACACAACACCAATCTTAATTCTTGATAACCATGCACAATAAAGATAAAATTCGAGAGTGGCATTTAGCTGAGGATTTCAAAAATCTTGTCTACTCTCCTAAAAGTATGTGTCTGTTAAGTGCCACATCCCTTTAGAACATGCTTTTATTTATCTGTATTGTAATCGCCCTGATTCTATGGTTTGGTGAAAGACCTAATCAACAGTAGAATTTTCTTCTAGCTTTTGGTCAACCGTCAGTTGGTCCTCAATCTCCAATCTCTCCAAACTAATAGCTTCATCTTCCTGGCTGGATCTCTGGTCAGCCTCGCCAGATCCATCAGTAAGAGCTACATTACCCATGAGCTGAGCCAAGCGTTTTTCTACTTCTTCCCGACTCATTTGGTCTATTTTCCCGAACATAACCTCTTTTCTATCCACAACCAAGCCCCCGACCTTGAGCAGGCTATTCTGGGCCGATATGGCAGCATTAAAGGATCCGGCTTCTAAAGCCTTATCTCGAATGTCATATAGATCTTGAACTGCCCGATCGTAATTAAGCTCATACTTCTTCTTAGTTTCATTCATAAGATAGTTGTATTCTTTACGGATCTTCGGATGATTCATTAGCTTATTAGCTGATTGTCTAGCATCTTTGTAGCCAGCTTTGTGTG